CCACAACTACAGTCTAAACGGATAGTATATTCACGGATTTTCATATAAAGTTCCTCAGGACCATGATTAACAGAACAAGTCTCATGGTCAACAGTAGGGAACAAGACATAAGAAGCATCAAAATCTTTGCACTGAGGAAAAACATCCTTGGTTTTACTACTAGAAGGAACAGGAGGTGGCGCAGAAGTAGTAGAAGCGTTAACGTTACTAGTAGAGGGAGTGGCAGGGGTCTCAGAAACAACGGGAGCATCAGCCTTTGGTTGGGGGTCACTGAGGGGTAGAGAGGAAGTTTTTGACTTCTTCCCTTTTTTCTTTTCTTTAAGAACAGGTTTACCATTAACCATAACATAAGTAGGAATATCACTATTACTATCATCAGAATGTTCAGGGGAATGGAAATCCTTCTCAGAAGTAGAAGTTTCCGAGCCAGGGCCTTCATGTTTAGGAGAACAAAGAACAGGAGTACCAGAAGACATATCGTACAGCTGACCGTATAATACAAAGATAGTAGTGCCATCGCTTTTAATGTACGAGTCGTCAGGGAATACACCCATGTAATCGATAAAAGCATCAATATCAGCGCGGAGATTGTTATTACGATCATCATCATCAGCTACCTGTTCGTTAATTTTCCTGAACATAGCAATAAGGAAGATACAATATGAAGCAGCGATAATAAGACTAGCGCGTTGTTGGAGTGTATCAAATGATGCACGTACGCCATGCTTTATTTGGTCCTTCATAGTCGATAATACGTGTGAAACTTTATGGTAAAATTTCCAAGATGTTACAGCAGTATGCACCTCAAGGAAAGCGTCAGGAGTGCGGCAAGTAGGACATGTAGAGGGGTCAGCATCATGTTGAACATAATTATTCTTACACTGAGTGCAAATCCAATGTTGAGATGTTAAAGTAGAGGAAGCACATATAAACGCAATACCACGAGTATCACTTTGCACTTCTTGGCAAGCTACGCATGGAGATGTAACATTACCAGCTGAATCAAATTTCCGTCTTTCCTCATCTTTCCATGGCATATAGCGAGAACGAATAAATTCAAACATGTCGGGTGAGTGAGCAAAATATAACGGAGCAACATTTTCTTTAAACCAAGGGGATGCCAAATGAGCAACATGAGCAATAGAAGGAGATATATAACTGTCGTCAAAACTAATGTTATGGTTCTTGATCTTCTCAAGTAAATATTGAGAGTGTTTTGGCAATTCTTTAAAACGTTCAGGAGTAACTTGTTTAAGTTCCAAATAAGCACGCTTAACAGCTTCATGTTGGGCTTCATCCGTCATAGATCCGAGCATAACAGTTTCAAGAGCAACCTTAAGGGAATGTTCATCCATAACACGATTGGCAGCTGATTGTGCTAATCGTATCGACTTCTTATATCTCTCGAGGACTCTAACTCTTTCAGTTTCATGATAGGCCTTAAAACGAGTTATAACTGTATTGTGAAATTCGGGGAAAGAACAATACGGTCTGTTTGTTGCTTCATTCTTAGTAGGATCGGTAGCAATTTCAAAAACGAGATGAGCATTATTCTCACGGAGGTTGGCAGGAAGTTTAGAAGCAACTTGCATAGAGTTGTTTTGAACAAACCAAGCTTTAGCTTGAGGTGAAAAATCAACTTTAACGAGAATATCTCTACGCCTTTTAAAAGCATTTTTATCTTTAGTCATCTCAGTGGGCCAATCACGGAAATTAGAGCAAACTCCAACAAGGATAGAGGTCATTTCTGTTTGCTTATCATTTAAAGCAGCCATGTTCAATCTCATCTTTGCAGAAGATTTCAGGGCTTGGAACTCAAGAAGAGCGCGGCCCATAATCTGTGGGTCATCGACAGCGCCAGCGTCATCAATCAAAACGATTGGTTGTCCAGTATACCCATTCCAAAAGTCATCACAAGGATTACGGACGTAATGGGGTTCACCAGAAGTTTGTAAACCAATAGCTTCAGCCATGTCAACAGTTAATTGTTCATTCATCGTAGTTTTTCCAGTACCAGGGGGTCCATACATCCACAAAACAAATGGTTCATAGCGAACAGGAGGGGCCAACATACATGATTTTAAGTCATTAGCACGGCGGATAACGTCTTTACATGCATTAACTAGCGTGGGATTTCGGAGTTTAGAATCTTTAACAGTAGCAAGAACATTATTCAAGTAATAAGCAGTAATAACGGTAGTCCAGTATCTATCACGATGCCTACGAACATAGGTTTGTTGCGACACATTCAATTCATTCATGAAGAAGTCATAATCGTTCATGAACGATTGTATGAAAGTAGGATCATTAGCGAGTAGGTCATATTTAGCAGAGCCGAGAATCCATGATCGTGCGTTAGTATAAAGAGCCTTAACAGCATAACACATACGAGTAAAGAACAAGCACATCGCGCCAGTACGGGCAAAATTGAAGTTTTTAAAAATACTAGCAACGGTCCTAGTAACATAACTTATACTCAGCGCAGGCTTCTCCGTTAGAGTTGAAAATGCGCTAACACTTTCACAAAACAGAGAGGCAATAGTTCCAGCAATAGCATTTCCAGAATCAAAATCCATTTCATGTCCAGGTTCGTCGTCCTTAGAAAATCCGGCAATAGACAACAAAGAATCCATTGCAGATGAAAGTGCCTTGGTATGAAAAATGCCGATAACAGTAAACAACTGCAAAACAGCTGAACAAATAACATAACGAGAAGCGCCTTTCTGCATGGCAGCAGTCAGGGTCAACGCTAGTGCAGTAAGGGCACAAATGTCAATACCTTCAACATATGCAGCCAATATAACTTTAAATTCTTCCAGAAGGGAAAAACCTTTTTCTTTAATTTCACCAAATTTATTATTAATAGAAGTACTAGATTGTATAAACTCTTTAATATCTTTTATAATTGCAACTTTATTAGTTAATGATTGAACTCCAGAGTTGCACATGGAGAAAAAACTCGACATAACAGGTCCAGGGTTGGACTCTATTCCAGCAGCTAATAATTGGCTTTTAATTTCATCGCGAGTCAAAACTCGAGTTAACATACGATTATTTGTTTGAGTCATAGTCCAAGAGTTAACACTGGATAACAAGGTTGGGGGGACACCCATGAAATGATAAAACATAAAGTCATCGGCCAAAGCAGACTGAATACGAATCCTAAAAGCATTAGCACTAACATTCGCAACACTAGGATTAGTTGTTGAGAAATTAAGAAGTTGTCGTATTAATAATTGTCCATTAGTAAGGGATACAAGATCTTGCTGAGGATAATTATTCAGATTAGGAACTGGGTCAGTAAAACTCCATAAAGGAGCTTGGAGGTCCATGTAATTGTTGATATTCATCATAGGATTCTCAATCGTAAGAAGGGGATTGACACGAGGTTCGATAACTTCATTAGGATAACCGGTTGCAGAAGGCATGGCATAAATAGGATATGCATTGCGACTAGTTGTGAAATTCTCATTGGTGTTTTTAAGGGCCAGAACATTGCCAAGTCCACCAGAAATATGATAAGGACGGTCAACAGGTGGTATATAAGTTACCTCAACAGGATAATCATTAAGAACGTGTAGAACAAAATTCTGTCCACCACGTCCCCATCTGAAACACATTGCAAAAAGATCGCGAGTGGATGGAGGTGGAATTGAACGAGAATATGATGCCGAATTAAAATCGTCATTAGAGGTTTCACCACTGTATGCATTTAAGGAGTAAACAGTAATTGGAATGGTAGCAATATAAGGTGTATCAATAGCAACAGAAGTATTACTTCCAAAATATCTAGTGCCAGTCACAGTAGTGTGATACATAAAACGACGCGAAATATCTAATATATTATCATGTTTTTCCATAGTTTGTACCTGGGGTCCAAAAGTTTGCCTTAAGTTATCGTCTGGCAGAGTCATTTCATCGCCATATTGTACCTCACCCATCTCAAGAGCAAGAGGAGGAGTGTTATCAAAAATAGCAAGAGGAGACCTAGTAATAGCAGGAGCCATATTGAGATCACGAGTAATCCAAGATAAATTTTGAGTCTTAGCAGGAGGAAATCGGGTCTGACAAGGGGACATAAAGCGTAGGTTTTCGTGTGCGCGCATCATTACAAGAATTTCAATTTCAGGAGTAACAATAGGAGTTGGATTAAGTTGATTAACCAACTTAACAACAACCTTGCCAGGGTCTTTCATAGTGCGACTTCCATTACCAATACCAGTATTGACACCAGAAATGGCAGTATTATTTGAAGATAACACGCCAGAAATAGGAATAGGCCACTGTCGCATGATGCTCGTAGAAAGCCAAGGGACGTCAAAAGTTCCTTCAGTAGAGGTTCTAAAATCAATAATTTTCCAAGTGCAAGATTGTAATTGCTCTTCAGTAATAGTACCAGGTGTACCATTAAATGGAACAAAGGCAACCTGAATAGAAAAATTATGGGATGCAGTCTTAATAGGAATAAATTCATAAGTTATAGAACCAGCATAATATTGATACATACCAGAAAAG